TCACGCTTTCACCGTTAACGCCATACGATAAATGGGATGGTGAGAAATGGGTGACGGATACCGAGGCACAGCATAGCGCCGCACTAGACGCGGCAGAAGTAAAGCGCCAGTCGCTGATTGATGCTGCAATGGCTTCCATCAGTCTGATTCAGCTGAAATTACGAGCCGGGCGGAAGCTGACGCAGGCAGAAACCACCCGACTTAACGCTGTGCTGGATTACATTGACGCGGTGGAGGCAACAGATACCAGCACCGCGCCTGATGTCATCTGGCCTGAACTGCCGGAGGCGTAGGCCATTCAATATCTGGCGCACCGGAAGTATCGACCAGTTCCAGTGCGTCCAGATAATCCAGCCACAAATTATATTGCGCCAGTTCCTCACCTTTCAGGCGACCAATCGCCGCTTTACCAGGCCATTGCTTACTGTTTATGTATTCGTTGACCTGATTAATCAATTGCTGCTTTTCCAGTTCGGCTGCGGCAATTTGTTCCTCATGAGTTGGCGGTGGAATATCAATCCATGCAGGCATTCCGTCGATGACACCTCTGTATTTTCCTTCTGGTGCTTCCTTCATAAATTCGGCGGCAACAGTGTCGTCAATTTCGATTCCATCATCGGGCCATTCACCGGATTCCTGATAAGCGATTTTAAGCTCCACAGGGAAAAACGCATTTTTATCGGCACTGAAAATATATTTCTGCATTTCTACCGTCCTATCGAAATATAACTGAATCTGTATTGCTGTGAGATATCACTGGTTGCCACACGCCACGCTGAATTACTGATATGTTCAAAATTTACAGACAAAACCTGCGGGGCAGGATTCGACGGGTCTGACTGAACGGCATCAGACATAACACTGACTGAAACCATCGGCCGATTAGGGAATGGTATAGGGAAGTGTCCACTGATAAAGCGGGTCGTGTTTCCTGAAAAAGTGCCAAACTGAACAATATATCCACCTGGTAGCCTGAACCATCCCGAACCAGAAGCGAATGCTCCCATATCCGGTATCTGATTATCTCCTGTGCCCACATTCCGTTTTGCCGCTTCTCCCAAACCAAGGTATGCGAGAAGACCAGCTACATCCTTTCCACTCAAATGAGTCAGCGTCTCATCCAGTGGCTGCTTACCTGACAGCGCATTGTTAATGGTGGTACTGAATTTCGGGTCATTGTTGATAGCTGCGGCAATTTCTTTCAGTGTGTCCAGCGTGTCAGGGGCACCGTTAATCAGAGCGGTAATAGCGGCCTGTACAAACGCAGTGGTCGCAATCCGCGTGGTGTTATTTCCTGCGGCAGGCGTCGGCGCTTTTGGTTCTCCGGTAAATGTCGGATTATGTTTCTGTGCATACTGGGTATGAGGATCCTGTGCGGCAATGTGGTTTCTCATCTGGTCATCCACATACAGCTTTAATTCCAGGACTTTATCATCCACGTATTTACGGGTCGCCAGTACCACCGACGGGTCGATTTTCAGCGTGATGGCTTCGGTATTCGTGACAACCAGAATCATGCGGATAGTCTGGGTACGACCACTGCCTTCCTGCAACTGCGGTTTGTACGTTTCCGGGCAGTTCGCCACCGCAATGAGTACGCCTTCATCATCATAAAGCCCAATCTCACGGATCCAGAATCCGCCCTCGTTCTCAGGGATGATTTGCTCCGCAATAATCTGGCTCTGGTTGTTCGGGTCAACACTCAGAAGATTCAGCGGCGCGATGCGTTTCTGGTTAATCAGTTTTGTCTGTGCCGGGTCTGGTGTCGGCAAGACACCATTCGCATCACCAACGGCCATTTGCGTCAGATTCAGCTTACTGCCGAGCATCGTCGCGTTAGCCAGCCGTGCTGCGCCCTGATTAGTCAGAATGGCGTAGTATTTCACTGTCATGCGTTTACTCTCAGGTTATCAATTAAATGAATGGCCGAGGCCGGGAAATAATCCCCTCCGACAATAATGGCCTCCGGGGTGTAGGGATAAACCGTCAGGGCGTCGCCGTGATAGCATCCCGCACCGGCAAAAATGTTGCCGTTTGTACTTAAACTGATAGCCAGTCCCGTCAGATGGCGGCTTGCCGGTTTTGCATCAGCAACGAGGCGCTCCAGCTCCTGATACATTTCTTCGGTAATACCCTGCTCAAGCACGCCAACAACGATACGGAACGTCCCCGGCTCCTCGTTGAGCTGCCACCACTCCCTTACCTCAATCAGATAGCCGAGCGGCTCCACCACACGCCGGATTGCGCCTATAGTGCCCTTATGGCAGTGAATGAAATACGCATCGCGGATAACAGCGCGTTTTGTCGCTTCCGGCCATTTATCATCCCAGCGGTCAACCGAAAATGACCACGCCAGCCACGGCAGCAGATTTGCCGGGCAGGTGTCCGGGTTCCACAGCTCACGAATACTGACCGGCGTTTTTTCAATTTCCGCACAGGCTTTTGCAGCAGCGACTTCAAGCGGTGATGAGCCGGTCGGCAGCAGGCGCGAATCACTCATCCGAGCCTCCGGTCACGACGCGGTATTCGGTACAGAAAGACGCCTGCGTACTGTTGAGCACGATGTCGGCCAGTGGTGAAGCCAGTTCAACACGCTGCACGCCTTCCACATGCAAAGCGGCATAAATGGCAGACAGACGGATGTCACGCCCCAGCCGGTGCTGTGCCGTGATGTACGCTTCCAGTTTTTTCACGGCGGCAGCGCGGATGGGTTCGCTTTCGGGACCAGGGTAAAGGTAAAGCGTGGCGTTTATCTGGTATTCAACGATGGCGGCAGACTGCACGGTCACGCGGTCGGCCACCGGCCTGACGTCCTCGCCATTAAGGGCGTTACGCACCACAGCCAGCAGGTCTTCGGATGCGACGCCGTTATTTTCACGTGACAGCACAGAGATGGTGACGCAGGCCGGAGACGGACTGGTGACAGAAATATCCGCGACACGCCCGTCAGCACTGCGACCATGATACTGATAGGCTCCCACCGACCCGGCGACGCTTAAGCCCTCAAAAGCCTGCTGAATACGCAGACGATAATCGGTGTCAGACTCCATCACTGCCGGTGTCGGCGGGATAGTCGAATCATCTGCCGGGGTGATAATCAGGCGCGTGGTGTTGTAATTGGCACCAATCACATCAAGGTCATTACCGGCGGCACAAGCCAGCATCACCGCCCGTGCGGCCTCATTCACACGCTGACGCCAGATAAGCTCACGATAAGCGTTTTCTTCCAGCAGTTTGACGAGAGGCTCGGATTCCAGCGTCAGGGTACGGGCGACCGCCTCCTGCTGGTCTTCCGGGTAAAGGGAAATCAGTGTCGCCTTGCGTTCGGCAAGAATGGTTTCAAAGTCCAGCTCCTCGACCACATCCGGTGCGGGTAGCTGGTTCAGGTCGATAATCGGCATGGTTTCAACTCACAGGGATGGTTAACGAAAGTGGCTGGCCGGTGTCGTTGTGCTGGCCGGTTAACGTGACCGTCATTCGCCCGTCAAAGCTGCGCGCCGTGGTAACGGATGACAGGGTGACGCGGGGTTCCCATTTCAGCACCGCCATGTAACAGGCGACCTTAATCTGCAACTCAAGCGCCGGGGTCTGCGGCTGGTCAATCATTGACGCCAGCAACGAGCCGTAATCACGACGCATCACCCGTGAGCCGACCGGTGTACGCAGGATATCGCCGATACTCTGGCTGATATGCTCAAGGTCAGTGACCGTCAGGCCATCACTGCGATTCATTCCGAGATAACGCGCTGTCATAGAGGACTCCCGGTTGTGCCGCCGCTGTCGCCTGGGTGTTTGTGGGTATGCAGTACCTTCCCGTTTGATGAGAGTTCACCGCCGGTGTGTTCAATGTTGCCGCGCATCGTCCCGCCCTTCTGCACTTCCAGCGTGCCGGTAATCAGCCTGTTGGTGCAGACCACCTCCGGTGTGTCCAGGGTGATGCGGGTTGATGCTTTCACCATAACCACCGGCACCGTGGCAGTAACAGAATCAGAAGCCGTCACGCTGGCCGTTTTAATTCCGCTTACCATGAGTGCACTGGTTTCGGGTTCATATTCAATCACCGCCCCGTCAGGGAAACGGATATGCAGGGCATCCGCCGACGCAGACGGCGCGGGGTTATCGCCGGAATAAATCCCCGGCAGAACGAACGCCGTGTCGAGTTCACCGCCCACGGCCAGAATCAGCACCTGTTCCCCCACGGAAGGTGCCCACCATGTGCGCGAACATCCGGCGCGATGGGTCAGCCACTGAAGCCAGTCGGTGCACATGCCGCCGGTCTGCACACGGCAGCGACCGGCGTTAAGGTCGGTTTCGACGATAATGCCGGTGCGGATCATGTTGCGCAGTGCGCGCGCGAGTTCCTGAATATTTGCGAGAGTGTTCATAACGGGAAGAATGCCGCCGGGTCATACCGGCGGCAATGTGACGATGAGGTGTCAGGAATGGCACAACTAACGGTCGAGGTGAGCCAGAATAATCTCTTCAATCATCTGCACATCCTCACCGGTAAAGCCGAGCAGGGGACGCGCCGGATAATCAATTTTCTTACCGTCTTTCCGGTTTTCTTCCGACAGACCGAACTGATGCACACTGGCGATTTTCGGTGACTTTCCGCCGTAAAACTCCATTGATGCCTGTTCCGGGCTGGCGCGGATATGCAAAAAACGACTGGTGATAAGTTTCGCAAACATTTTTCGCTTAACGCGACCGGTCTTTTTTCTGGCGCTCTGCTGCTGGCGTGGTGCGTAGGGTGTGCCGTCCGGGGCTTTCTGTGCCATCACCCGGCGCTGCTGACTCTGCCGCAGACGTTTCGCCAGTTCGGCGCTCAGTCGCCGACGCCCTGACGGTGACAGCGATTCAATAAGTCCGGTCAGCCGGTCTTCAAAACGCTTAAACTCATTCATCCCACTTGCTCACCAGTTCGCCATTGATATAAAGCTCCACCGGGCGGGTGACCGGCTCCGGCGGCGTGGGTTCCGGGATATTCTTCACATGCAGCGCGCCGTCCACCTCACTGACCAGCGTGCGCTCGGTCAGCATCAGGCTGATGCTGATATCAAAGCTGCTGTCATTGTTGATGTCTGCATAAAACGTGAAGCCCTTTTTCTGGCCTTCGTCGGTGGTCATGATGTCGGGCTGATTTTCCCGCAGCCACGCCAGCACCGGCACGATGAGCAGGTCAAAATCACCGGTAAAGTCGGTCACAATCACATTGAGCGTGTAACGCTTTTCGAACGACAGCGACGTCGCCAGCGTGGAGGCAATACTCCCGTTATCCACGAATATCCGAAGCATCTCTGGACTGGTTTTCAGCACCGTGACGGCATCAGTCAGCGCCCTGCGCAGGCTGTCGGGTTTGAGCATCGTTTTCGTCCTGACAGTGTTTAATCATTTTTACCTGGCTGGCACAGCGTGCCAGCGCGTTCTCAAGCTGCCGGATATCGGCACTTAAATCGCCGTTCGTCTGCGGATCACTGCCCGGCATCGGGCAAAGGCTCACTTTCGGGCAGGCGTTGGCGACAATCACTGGCGTCAGTGCAGGCCGGACGCTGGTGCAACCGGCGCACAGCATCAGGCAGGTCAGCGCCATACCAGCGGCGGAAATCCTCGTTTTCATTAAGTAACCTCGTGATGGTTTTCTCGCGCAGTGCTTCACGCTTCGCGGCGTTCTCCAGTTCCTGACGCAGTGCCACCTGCGCCAGCTCGTTTTTGTCTGCCCTGGTGAGGGCAACATGAAGCTGATTTTTCAGCATGGAGATAGTCGCCTGCTGTTCACTGGCGACGTTGTTCGCCCTGTCCAGTGAAGCGCGCAGTCTGGCGTTTTCATGCTTCGCCAGAAACAGCCCCGCCACCGCCAGCGATAACAACACGACCAGTGCAATCATCAGCTTTGACATAGTTCCCGCCCCTCAAGACGCTGACGGCAGGCCGTGCGTATCAGCCGGAAGAACAGCGACGCCACGAGGTAAATCAGCGCAGTAAAAATCCACCCGGCAGCGACCAGCGAGATAAATGTCGCCACCATCACCACCAGAGCCGCTGCCCGCCTGCGCCACGGCACCGGCTGCAAAAACAGCGACGTGACAATCTTCACGGCCAGCGATTCCGGCGGCAGCTCCCGCCCGTAGCGTTCCAGCACATACTCAGTGGCATACACGCCGACACCACCGGCAACCACACAGATAACCGTCGCCAGAATCGCCCAGGCGGCGACAAAATTGACGGCCACGCTCTGCGGGTAAATAAGGGACAGTGCCAGCATCAGCGCCAGCGACACGTTCAGCATCAGTGAAAGGGATAATTTCTTCATGGTGTTTACTCCGTTTAAGCCGGTACGCCGCCAGCGGTACGCCAGACGGTGACCAGTTTTTCCAGTGAATGCTCACGCTGACCGTAACCGGCACCCGGCAGGGACGCCCAGATATTGCGACAGCGTGAAATGGCGCGCTCAATGCGTCCCGCCCGGATGTCATCCAGTGCACCGCGTTCGCGGATCAACTGAATGGCGAGCCTGTCCTGTGACAACGGACTGAAATCCGGCAGGGCAAGCTGTTTGCGGTAATGCGGCCAGAACAGGTAAAGCTGCTGATAGCGACCGGAGGCCGTGGATTTTTCACCGCGACGGTTAAACACCTTCGCCGGTCGGCCATGTGCGAACGGGTGGTCACTGTAGTCGGTGAAGATTTCCGGCTTCCCGTCCAGTCCGGTGACTATCACGTCATAGCCCCGGTTTTTCGTCAGCGGATGATTCGCCGTCCCTTCGGACACGGCCAGCATGTCGAGAAAGGCGGCGATATTCTGATGCGTGTTAATTACCGGCATTACGGTTTCCCCCTGCCCTTAAAACGGCGCTGAATGGCAATCTCAATCACCTGATAACCGGCGATACCCAGCATGGAGCCGATGCCGCACACCGCAGGCAGTGACAGGTCAGGAAACTGCACCAGAACAACACCGGCAACCATCGAGACAAAACCACCGAGCAACATGCGCCCGATAAACAGACGCGGGGTGATGGGTTCACCACCGGCAAGCACCTTGCCGACAACAATCAGCACCCCAATCATGAAAAGCGACAGGACGCTTTTTTCTTCTGCTGTCATGCGTTACTCCCACAGATTGACAGTTTCAGCCACGGGTGCGGTCTGAACGTCGGGCAGTTCGACGGCGGTGCCGTGCGGCAACACCGCACCCAGTTCAGCCAGTCCCGGATTTGCGGCGAGCACGGCCTCGACCACGCCCTCAGTGCGCCCGTAATACCGGACACAAATGGCGTCGAGCGTGTCGCCCTGTAGCGCAAAGGTCTTCATCAGATTTGACTCACGATGCAGCGCGGCTTGTCCTGGATACGCGCCACCGCCCAGCGCATATCCCGCCACAGTTCATCAATGGTGCTGTCAATGCTGTCAGCCTTCTTGTCGCCTTTCGCACTGGCATCCACGCCGCGATAACGCTCATAAAGCGACGCGGTCGCCATCGCACACACGGCGCGCTCGTAGTAAAAAACTTTGATGCTTTCACCGTCGATATCGTCCGCCGGGACGTCCGCCAGACGCGTAAAACCGGCAGCAATTTTCTGTTCGCGGTACTCGTACAGCTCCGCATTCGTCTCCGCCATGCCTGACTTGATGGCCTCACGCAGACGAGCGGGGGCGACGGTCTGCTCAAGGCGCATACGTTCCCGGACGCGCTTCGGGTCGATATCGGGGAAAAAGAACGTGTTTTTAATCACCGGCTCGTCGCCTGCCGGTTGCGGGATGACCACCGTACCCTCACCGGACACGGGAGCCTCCTTTCGCGGAATAATCAGCGTCATCATGACTACCTCAGAAAAGTCGGGCGGTGGACGCCGGTGCAGTGTCAGGTGATTCACCCACACTGACCGGCGTGCCGCCCTGGCGCGGGGCGCATTCGGTTGTTAACTGGCTTTCTTTTTCGGGCGTCCACGTTTTGCCGGTGTCACGCTCCGGGTCTTACGCGGGGCGCGGGGGGACGCTTTGGGCTGCGGCTCCGGCTTCGGTTTCAGCTCCCGCTCCAGTCGTTCAATCTCTTTTTTGACGCCTGCCTGACAGTCGAGCTGTGTCGCACGTTGCAGGTGAGCCAGCGCACCGGCGGCATCACCAGCGTCACGCAGAAACAGACCGGTGATTTTGTGCAGCTTTGCGCGCACTTCATCAGGCATGTCTGCCGTGGCGGTCAGTTCAAGGGTCTCCGTCAGCAGGCGGGTATCCACAGACTCACCGGCAGCGTGGGCGCGCATGGCCGCGAGCGCCACCTCCTCGGTGAACATGTACGGCGGGGTGCGGCGGTGTTTACCCGGCATGGTCAGACCGTACTTCAGGACATAACGGGCAATCTCCAGCGCACCGGCAATATCGCCGGTATCCAGACGCCACAGCATGACCGTCATCAGAATGTCATCCTGTGCACCTTTGCCCTGCTCCAGCACGCCGTTCACCCACGGCAACCAGAACGGCAGCAGTTCGCGTTTTTTCGCGGCCTTCAGCTCTTTTGAATAAATCGCTTTCAGTGTGCGCTGGTCTGCGGCCAGCTTGACCAGCATCTGCTCATAGACAGTTGCATGTCGCAGCGGGGCGGCTTCCCGCTGCGCGGTCATCGCTGCCGAGACCCGCATCATGTGGCGCTGTGCGGGACTCGTCATCGGTTACGCTCCCGGCTCTGCGGTCGCTTTATCCGGTGTGGAGAAATCACCGACCTTAATTTTTTCCACCAGACAACCGGCGGCGTAGTCCTCCACCACGTAATCAATGTTCATTGACTCGTAGTTCTCCACGCGGTCGAGTTTCGGGTTTTCCTCAATCACGCGGCGATGGCTGTCATCCATGTAGTAGATGGACAGGTTTTCCAGCTTCGTGATGAGCATCGCATCCGCCGGGAAGTATGGGACGCGTACCGCCGGCAGGTTGCCGATGCGTTTCTGGCTGATGATGACGTCAGCGGCCAGCATTTCGCTGTTGTCCTGCTCCTTGTTGACGATGGGAAAATACTTGTCCGCCAGTAGCTGACGTCCCACAATCACCACAAGGTCAGGGTCTTCCTGATACCACGGCTCAATCAGGTTGTTGGTCGCATCCATCACCAGTGCATCGAGGCTGGCATAATCACCGCCCTTACCCACGCGGATGACCTCAGAGGTGGTGTGCCCTTCCTCGTCCGTAACCTTGCTCATCACGCGCGCCGGGGCTTCATTGCGGTATTTCTGCAGCCAGCCGACCGCCACATCCTGCAGCATCGGGTTACTGCTGCGGTCAGAGGTTTCGGCACGCTTCACGCCGTTAAAACCGGCCATGATTAAATCAAGGGACTGGCGTTTGATAATGGCGTTACGGATACGGAGCTGGAAATCCTGATAACGCGCCCACAGGTCCAGCGTTTTGTAGCGGATATAAAAATCGAAGTTAATCTGGTCGCATTCGTACTTGTTTGACGCCAGCTTCGAGAAGTCCTTCGGCTGACGCTCGGTGCCACCGGCGGTGTCGGTGGTGCTGGCGATGGAGCCGGTGACACCGATGCCAATTTTTTCCCCTTTCATTTCGCTGACCGGCACAATGTTGATGCGGGTCAGAAAGTCAGAGGACTCCTGCATGGTGTTCATCAGGGTCTGGGTGACCGACGGTTCAACGGTGAATTTTTTCGACACATCACCGGCGTCGATGCCGTTCAGTTCGGCAACACGGGACAGGTAGGCATTAAATTTAAAGCGGGTTTCCTGGCGCATAGTTTTTCCTGAAATTAAGGGTTAATCGTGAAGGTTTTCCCGGGCTGACTGACGCCAGTCAGCAGTTCGTCATCAGGGCGTCACCGCCACCGCCGGTGGCTTTGCTGCGGCGCTGCTGGGTCAGACTTTCGGTGTGGTCGAGACTGTTTTTCAGGCGGGTGAATGCCTGACTGGTTTCATCCGCCCTGTCAGTCACCTCCTGCTTAAGTGCGGAAAAGGCGGTTTCCATCTCAGCAAGGCGCTGCTCAGTGGCGCTCAGTTTTTCCTGCACATGCTCAGCGACAGCGGTCACCGCTTCATGCACGTCATTCAGACGGGCGTCATCGCTGGCCTGTTTGCGGCCAAAAATGGATTTCACCTTTTCGGTCAGGGCTGTGAACACGGTTTCAGGCAGGTCTTCAAATTCCAGCTCAACGGGCGTTGCCACTGAAATCAGGTTTTCAGGGCTTAATTTGAAGCGGTTCAGGGGGTTGTGTTTTGCCGTGCGGCAGAATTCCAGGTATTCCGTGCCGAGGCTTGCCGGGTCATCGGTGACGGCCAGACCCACCAGATAACATTTGCCGGTGTTGGCAAAGTTCGGCTGAATTTCCATTGAGGTATAGACCTTCTGCGCGGCCTTGTTCATCGCGATAAGGTCATCGGTCGGGGTGATTTTCGCAAACAGCGCCCATTTGCCTTTCAGCGCCGAATCGTCATCAATCTTTTCGGCCTTCAGTTCGACCACATCGCCATAACGTTTAAAAATACCGTCAGGCAGGATGCCGCGCAGATGTTCCAGGTTAATACGGCAACCATAGACACGCGGGTCAAAGGTTTCGGCCATTTCCTGAATATCCTGCGCACTGATGACACGCCCGTCACAGGTGTCACCCTCAACGCCGATACGAAAGAATTTTGAGACTTTTTTTGCCATTGTCAGGAGTCCTGAATAGTGATTAGAGGAGTCACATGTCGGCATCAGTTTCCCGACGATGCGCATCCTCCGCCATCAGTCCCGGATGGCTTATCACTGACACAACAGCACCTTAGCGAATCGCAGGGCGCGACTCAGTAGCCTTGCCGTGTATTCATCACGGCGAGGTATTCATGACCATCACCACAGACACCACTCTTTTACACGACCCGCGTCGTCAGGCGGCGCTGCTGTACTGGCAGGGGTTTTCCGTGCCGCAGATTGCCGCCATGTTGCAGATGAAACGCCCGACGGTGCAGAGCTGGAAACAGCGCGACGGCTGGGACAGCGTTGCCCCCATCAGCCGTGTCGAAATGAGTCTGGAAGCGCGGCTGACCCAGCTCATCATCAAACCGCAGAAAACCGGCGGTGACTTCAAGGAAATTGACCTGCTGGGACGCCAGATTGAACGACTGGCACGGGTAAATCGCTACAGCCAGACCGGCAACGAGGCAGACCTTAATCCGAACGTCGCTAACCGCAACAAAGGCGGGCGTCGCAAACCGAAAAAGAATTTTTTCAGTGACGAGGCCATCGAAAAGCTGGAGCAGATTTTCTTTGAGCAGTCTTTCGACTATCAGTTGCACTGGTATCGCGCCGGGCTTGAGCACCGCATCCGCGATATCCTGAAATCCCGCCAGATTGGCGCGACGTTTTATTTTTCCCGCGAGGCGCTGCTGCGCGCCCTGAAAACCGGTCATAACCAGATTTTTCTGTCGGCCAGTAAAACGCAGGCGTATGTGTTCCGCGAATACATCATCGCCTTTGCCCGGCTGGTTGACGTTGACCTGACCGGTGACCCGATTGTCCTGGGCAATAACGGCGCAAAACTGATTTTTCTCGGCACCAACTCCAACACCGCGCAGAGCCATAACGGCGACCTGTACGTCGACGAGATTTTCTGGATCCCGAATTTTCAGGTACTGCGTAAGGTGGCATCAGGTATGGCCTCACAGAGTCACCTGCGTTCGACCTATTTCTCCACCCCGTCCACGCTGGCGCACGACGCCTACCCGTTCTGGTCGGGTGAACTGTTCAACCGGGGACGCGCCAGCGCCGCCGAACGCGTGGAAATCGACGTCAGTCATAACGCCCTTGCCGGTGGGCTTCTCTGTGCAGACGGCCAGTGGCGGCAGATTGTCACCATTGAGGACGCGCTGAAAGGCGGCTGCACGCTGTTCGACATTGAGCAGCTCAAACGTGAAAACAGCGCCGACGATTTTAAAAACCTGTTCATGTGTGAATTTGTTGACGACAAGGCATCGGTGTTCCCGTTCGAGGAGCTGCAACGCTGCATGGTCGACACGCTGGAAAAATGGGAAGACTATGCACCCTTTGCCGCCAATCCGTTCGGCTCCCGCCCGGTATGGATTGGTTACGACCCGTCACACCGTGGCGACAGCGCCGGATGCGTGGTGCTGGCACCGCCGGTGGTGGCCGGTGGCAAATTCAGAATACTTGAGCGTCACCAGTGGAAAGGCATGGACTTTGCCACCCAGGCGGAATCCATCCGCAAACTCACCGAAAAATACAACGTCGAATACATCGGAATTGATGCCACCGGCCTCGGTGTCGGCGTGTTCCAGCTCGTGCGCTCGTTCTATCCCGCCGCGCGCGATATCCGCTACACACCGGAAATGAAAACCGCAATGGTGCTCAAGGCAAAAGACGTCATCCGCCGTGGCTGTCTGGAATATGACGTCAGCGCCACCGACATCACCAGCTCGTTTATGGCTATCCGCAAGACCATGACCAGCAGCGGACGCAGCGCCACCTATGAGGCCAGCCGCAGCGAGGAAGCCAGCCACGCCGACCTCGCCTGGGCGACCATGCACGCCCTGTTAAATGAGCCACTCACCGCCGGTATCAGCACCCCGCTGACATCCACCATTCTGGAGTTTTACTGATGAGCAAGAAAAAAGGGAAAACACCGCAACCTGCGGCAAAAAAAATGACCGCCAGCACCCCGAAAATGGAGGCATTCACCTTTGGCGAGCCGGTGCCGGTACTCGACCGCCGTGACATTCTGGATTACGTCGAGTGCATCAGTAACGGCAGATGGTATGAGCCGCCGGTCAGCTTTACCGGTCTGGCAAAAAGCCTGCGTGCTGCCGTGCATCACAGCTCACCGATTTACGTCAAACGCAATATTCTGGCCTCGACATTTATCCCGCATCCGTGGCTGTCCCAGCAGGATTTCAGCCGCTTTGTGCTGGATTTTCTGGTGTTCGGTAATGCGTTTCTGGAAAAGCGTTACAGCACCACCGGTAAGGTCATCAGACTGGAAACCTCACCGGCAAAATATACCCGCCGTGGCGTGGAGGAGGATGTTTACTGGTGGGTGCCGTCCTTCAACGAGCCGACAGCCTTCACGCCCGGCTCCGTGTTTCACCTGCTGGAGCCGGATATCAATCAGGAGTTGTACGGCCTGCCGGAATATCTCAGCGCCCTTAACTCTGCCTGGCTGAATGAGTCGGCCACGCTGTTCCGCCGCAAGTATTACGAAAACGGCGCTCATGCCGGATATATCATGTACGTCACCGATGCCGTGCAGGATCGCAACGATATCGAAATGCTTCGCGAAAACATGGTTAAGTCGAAAGGCCGCAACAACTTTAAAAATCTGTTTCTCTATGCCCCGCAGGGGAAAGCTGACGGCATTAAAATTATCCCGCTCAGTGAAGTGGCAACGAAGGACGATTTTTTTAATATCAAAAAAGCCAGCGCCGCTGACCTGCTGGACGCGCACCGCATCCCCTTTCAGTTGATGGGCGGCAAGCCGGAGAACGTCGGGTCGCTGGGCGATATTGAGAAAGTGGCAAAGGTCTTTGTCCGCAATGAGCTTATCCCGCTACAGGACAGGATTCGGGAAATAAACGGCTGGCTCGGTCAGGAGGTCATCCGCTTTAAAAACTACTCACTGGACACTGACAACGGCTGAACATCGCCGCCTGCGGGCGGCTTTTTTACACCCCGTCATCACGCCCTCACACGCTCACCACCGCACAAAACACCCCGCAGACACACCAACGCCCCGGCGCACAATCTAAACGCCATCACGACGCGCTCAGACGCTGAAAAAATAAAATCAGCACCACCGCCAGCGCGCAGTGCTTTCCCCGCCTCGCCCGCCCGCTTCGTGGGGCGGTTTTAATGCAGATGCATTATGAGCCCTGAGCTGCGCCTAACGTGACACAGTTCACGAGAAAAATAGGAATTATCAAATGCAATTTCATGCAGATAGAGAGGCATGAGATCCCGAAGCTTATATTCAACCCTCTGCCGAAATATTTCTTTGGAGAAATGCTCTAATTTTTTGCCTGAAAGCCTCACATTCATCAGGCTTTAACCTCTCAAGGTATTCAAAAATCCTAGTTTCATCCCAGCCGTTGTTATAGGTTTTCACTACCCCTCGATAAACTTGCTTATCAAGTTTATCGTTACCTCTAGTTGTAACTCTCGGGATCGATTCATCTTGGCCGTATGCTTGATAGAAATCCTTCTCAACGCTTTGGAAAGGTATGCATAAAATATTTTCACCTCGAGCATACCTTTGACCTAATTGATCTCCGTCTAACACTGAGATCACATTCTGTTGAGTCGTGAGAAAGCTCTCTCTCTCATTACGACGCATTAAATCAATGACATTAGTTCCTCCACCAACATATATTATTTTATATTCGTAGAAGTAATCATTCCCAGGAGCATTAATTATATATTCTAAGAAATTTTGCAGAACTTCATCTTCAGTAAGAATGTACTTATCCCATCCTTTAAATCCAAAAAGCGTACTTTTTATATAATTATATGATCGATTTGTAATTGTAGTTCCAGCATCACCTTCGCACATATAGTACAATTCATCATCATTCAGCGTTTGCATTAAAGCAAGTGAATGTGTTGTGAATACAATATTCACCGAGTGTCTCTGACAATATTTCCTTAGCACTGCTATAAGATGGACTTGCGCCGAAGAGTCTAGTGATATATCTATCTCATCTATGACAATGAATTTTCTTTTGAGCTCAATCATTCTAAATAAATTCAAAATAAAATACTCACCCGAGCTAAAGTAATCCTCCCTTATGTATGTTCCGTTCTCATTCAATCTGAAATAGAAAATTTCATTTTTTACAGAAAATGCTTTAAGATTATTGTAAGAAGAAGACTGATATACCTCATTGAGTATATTTATCAAATCCTCGGGAACGCTATAGCTTTCAAACGCAATACTTTTTCTAAGTTCAGTATCAATTTTACTAAGTGTTGGGAAGTTATTGAACCTCATTCCATGAGGAATGGGCAACTCGACATAAAGATTGGATTTTATATCTGCTGGAATTATTTGCTTAGTATCTATTACCTTCAAATTCTCATCATAGACATATACTATATCTTGATCATTAATATTATATACTATACTACTGTCAGGATTGAATATATATCTAGAAGATGTCTTTATGAATGTATCTGCTGATTGTAAATTTTTAATTGCTTTGATTAGCGTTGTCTTTCCAGCACCGTTCTTTCCTACAATGCAAGTCAGTTTATTTTCAGAAAGATCAATAGCAAATGACATATGTTCAACATGCTGGATTTTCGAGATCTCAATGTTTATTTTCATTTTAATTTACATTCTTGTAAAAAAGCATATCGACAATCGTATTTCCGTATTTTCTCTTTAGCTTATCGAGATAACTCTTATCAATTGTGTTTATATGATTCAAAAGACCAGAAACTGTATTAACGCCCTTTTCCAAGATCTCACTATCATTCAATCCGCTAGTTTTAACCTTAGGATCTTTTATTATAGAATCTATAAATTTATCTTTATCCGTTACATAAAAATGAATCAAATGCTCAAGCTTTCTTTTTATTTTAATATCAACAGAGACTATCTGAGACGGTAAAATAACCATCCCCAGCAGCTTAATCTTACTGCCTTTTTTAATCAATTTAGTTTTTGCTGAGTTTAGTTTGAAATGTCCCTTCCCAAACTCACCCAGCAGGTCACTTACTACAGAATGAATATTCTCAAAGCCCTCATCATTTTCAGAGGAAATAATAATATCATCTGAATAGCGTGTGAATATATATTCATGGTTAATACAATATTGCTGCATCTCAACATCAAAGTCATATAAACATGCATTGCTGAAAGCTGGTGATGTCGGGAACCCTACAGGCAACGAATTATCGATAATAATATAATCTAAAATTTTATCCAAGTGTATATTTAAATCGGAAATGGGAACGTTCGATAAGTTATCAACTAAAACTGATCGTGCATATTCACGAGTTATCGATGGGAAAAAGCTTTTAATATCAGTATTGAAGAATATCTTACTACAGGCGTGAAGTTTTACTGCATCATAAGTGCTGCTTCCTTTTCTATACGAAAACACAACATCCTTATTTACTTTCAAGTATGAAAGAACAAATTCATTTATGAATTTGTGATACTCTTTTAGTTTAGAAGTGGGCTCAGCAATTAACCTTTCATCAAAGGTTATAAATTTAGTTTGTTGAAATGGTTCAAACGAAAGAAAGTTTTGAAAGGAATCTTTTTCGAAGAATGCAATATTGAAGGCTTTTTCGAGACTAAGAGGTTTCATCGTTGGCTGAGCTTTTGTTTTTTGAGTTGAATGGATTCTAAGATGAATGCTTTAACTCTCAGTCTTTCCTCACCCCAGACACCCTCCCTTCGCAGGCTTTACTTCTTGTACATACCTTCTCTCGAAAGAGAAGGCAGTACAAGAGCAACACTATATAAAGGCCTGTAGAGGCCAACATTTATGACTGGAGATGCTCCTAGTCGTTGGCATAAAAACACTTTAAACCAGATTATGAGCATTTACAACATTTCAAGCCGTCGAACGCAGCCCCAATCAGAAAAGAACTCACACGGCCATCATAACATCATGATTTAGATGGATATAAATCACCCTTCATGCTTCACCCACTCGTCCGCTATCGGGTATACAAATCTTTTTTCGCCATAAACCACTATTCCGCCACGAGCCAGCGCCTGAAGTTCCCACCGCTGCGGCGTGATACCCTGCTGCGCCAGTTCGAAGCGGATGCGCGGAATCTGAGCCCTCTCGGCTTTTGTCATTCGCCCTGATGGTGCTATCTGATGCGATTTTAATGGCTCATCGCTTCTTTGCTGTCGATTTTGCTGCGGCGCGCCGTGTTTTAATGCACTCCTGAGCACCGTCACAACTTCGGGGTCATCCCATGCAATAACCCCATCATCGACAAGATTTAGCACCGCTGCGGCATGCTCAGACGGCGTAGGTGTCATAACTGAATCGCCACCGTCGGCAAGCTTTCCACAGTTATTGACAGGACTCCGAGGCGCGGCGATGCCGCTTTTTAAAGTCAAAGGCTCAACGACCGGCACTTTCGGAACAATGCGCCAGTCCGTCGTTCTGGTGATATGAATATGACGCGCGCCGAGATGCGGCGCGTAAATGCCGACCACTCTCTCGACTTCTTCCTCGTACTCGTTAACTTCATCCGACGGACTACGGGCAACCCTGACAGTCTGACAATCGCGCGGAACATTTGCCCCACCCTGCGCGCTGATATACAACGCAAAATCACCACTGTCTGCGGCAGCGCGTGCAGCCTCGACGCGTTCGTCAAACTCATCAGCAATGCTGACGCCGCGAGGCAATTTGCGTAGTTCACGGTAAGCCCCCATTGTCGGCAGGCCAACCGTTTTAAATTGCGGAATGCGCCACGTTGACGCCCATGCGGTAACAGCCGCGGCAGTGTCTTTCAGCGGCCTGCCGGTATCGTTATCGAGCTGACCATCCAGTGCATAGCCATCGATGTTTTTTGAGATGTATTTCGCGATATATCCCGCAGCACCGCCCCGGTTAAGGTGTTTTGCCTGAAAACGGTTTCGCGCGGCTCCTCTTTCGTCACCATCCTCTTTGAGCGCATAGCGACGCATGATTTCGATAATCTGGTTACGCTGGCGTGGATTACAAAAAAGCATCATATGCCAGTGCGGCGTTCCGTCGTGGTGTGGCTCGACGACTCGCAAACCGTAGACCTGTAAATCATTATCCTTGAATGCCGTGCGCATCAGGCTCCAGATGCGGCAGAGATAACGCTGCGCATCCTTTGGATTAAATGCCTCATCATTCCAGCCGTGATTTAGCTGGACGGTTTTACTTTCGCCTTTTCCGACCTGACGTGTCGGGTGATACTTTGACGGCGCGGTCAGAGTGATAAACATCCCCACATCACCCTCTGCGGCGGCGTAACGCTCAATACCGGCGATGGTGTTCATCAGCTCCATCCGGCGAATTTCAGGATTAGAAATACTGCCCATCACCTTACTGATAAGGTCGATGCGCTCGCCGGTTTCCCTGTTTTCGAGGTCACACGATTTAAGAAATTCCAGATTTGCCTGGCGGCGTGCACGCACATCACGAATGGCATGTTTACTGGCATAAGGAGAACGGTCTTTATTGACCTCCCCGACAGCAATCAGTAACGCCTCATGCCAGCGCATACGCTGGCCTTTAAGCTGATGAGTCCACCACTCATCGTTAAACAGACGGGCAATGGCAGAATATGCCTGCCTCGTGGTCATCTGTCCTTTACGGTATTTTTTCCAGTAGAGAGGGGAAATATTGAAAGCACGTGCAGCGCCAGCAACATGACCATACAGATGCGCCTGCGCCTCATCTGTAAACAGCGATTCTTTCTCGCCATGTGCATCAACCCATGCATCGCAGAGTTCCTCATACATCATGAAAAGCTGCGATGAGATACGGGCGGCAAACTTTTTCAGCTCCTTGTCATTCATCCCCGGCAGACGCGCATAATGGTCACGCTCTGCCAAAAACAGCAACGACGCGTCGGTGTTCATTTCATGGCGCTGATTCACGCGCTCAATACGCGGCCATAAACGGCGCTGAAAAGTGGATGTGAGGAAATAAAACCCGTGCACCGGGCTTTTATTGCGCCGGATGTAGTCATAGCGTGAAGTAAACAGCGAGCGCAAAAAGTAAGGCAGGCGATTAATCGTGGATAAAACACCTTGCACCTGACGCATCTCGTCACGTGTAAGGGGTCTTTCGCGCCCGACGGCCTCGCGTGGCGCGTTCCATGCATAAGCACCGGTAAACGTCTCACCGGTGCCTGCGGCAAATGCTGACGGAGGGACAAAACGCCCGGAGGCTTTAACGGCCATATGAGCCAAAAGCCTCTGAACAACGCTTGCTGAGTTGCTCAACCTGCGCGTTTAAATCAGCAAAAGACTTTGCGCTTCCGGTCAGAATATCGTGATGCATCAGGCCGGAAACAAGCTGGCTTAATTTCGGGTAATAACCAACCACCGCCAGCCATTCCTGACCGGCGTTTTTACCGCTTTCAGCTCTCTTTTTCTCGTGGAGAATAAACTGAAAGCTGTCACTGGTAACGACATAACGTTCGCCAATTTCAATACGAATACTCATGCCGTTCTCCGGTAATGTTTGTTTTTTGCTTCAAAGACTGACTGGCAGGAAACACAACGCGTGGCTGACGGATAAGCCGCACGACGGGCAGCAGGTATTGGCGCGTCACACTCTTCGCAAACCAGCGCAGAAACACCGCAATGCTTTACCCTTGCCGCGTTAATCTGGCGCTCCAGTAATTCAGCCTGTTGTTCCTGAATAAAATCTACGTTGTCCGGCATTACCAGCTCCTTTTGTCGTTAAGTTTTTTAAATTCATCAGCGCAATAGCTGGCAATTTCTGTCGTTAATTTCGTCAGTTCATCCACGGAGGAGATTTGCTTGTGAAATACAGCGCGTTTAACAAGTAAATTGACCACATCAGACAGGAGATTTAATTCGTTCTGATAAATCGCGATAACAGACTCAGTTATTTCGCGTTTTTCTTTATCAAGACCAAGTTGAATAAGAGATAAATCGCCATTTTTCATAACGGCGATTTTTAAGGCGTTATTCAGTAATACAACTGAACGAGAACAGGACATCAAAGCACCTCCCCGCGAGACAATCCGATATTGTGAAATTTTTCCGACTCCTGACTGAGCAGCTCGACTATCTCCACGCGGGATAACTCCGCCTTTGTGATGTGGCGAATCATGGCGTCAAGATGAGAAGAAAAGCGCGTCGCTGCGTCGGCCTGTGCTTCGGTTCTGGCCTGTTGCAGCAGTAATGCGTATTTACCGCACTGATTTTCAGAAACTGTATGCATGACTTTCTCCAGGCAAAAAGAAGCCCCGCACAATTAAGTGCGTTAAAAACTCTGGTTAATTACTTAATGCAGATATTGCTCTGGTTTTACCGACGTCAGAATTGTCGGTGCATACTCAAACAGGCTGAATAATTCACGTAATGCACGGAATAAAGCATCACGCCAGTAACATGATTCTTCATTAATTCGCCAGTATGGCTGGTTGAATTCTTTTTCAGTCAATCCGGCATGCATAAATAAAGTACGACGCTGACTGACTGTTAAAAAACTAATATATGCATACTCACTTGCGCCAACCTGACGGCGTTTTGAGAATGCCCCACGCAATTCATCAATTGCACATACCAGTCGTTCACGTTCGACATCATTCATTTCTTCAAAACGCATCGTTGCGTGACGCTGTTTTAACTGCGCATGGAAGCAAACCGTTAGCCGTTCGCGTTCCATCATCTGATTATAATAATCGCATGTCTCCTGCCAGCGAGGGACGGCAAGATGCTTACCAATTATCCGGCGCATAGCTGCTGGCTGTTTTTCGACGAGATTAAGCGTCATCACTGTCATTTCCAGACCCTCCGGCTTTTCAGAAAGGTCAGAGCCTTTTTTAACGGACTCTGTTTTTTGGTACGGATAATGATTCCCTTGCGCCCCTTCCCGTGGGTGATGGTGAAGTCAATCGCCCTGGGGCTTTCGTTACGCAATAACTGAGCAATACAACGAGGCTCGTTCATCCTTTCCACCTTAAGCCGCACGGCCATGTCTTGATTTGCTGTAACTAATGCGGTTTTTCCAGTCATGCCATTCTGTCGGAGCTTCATCAACTAGCTGGGCTGCGTACTTGTCCCACTCACGACGATTAATCCATAACTCAGCATGACCGCCCGGCTTTAATGGGTCCGTCATATAAAAGGCTGGTAACTTGCCTGCTTTCGCCATTTCAGCAACAGCACGAGGCGTCTTACCGATGTAAAGAGCAAAACCCTCTTTCGAGAGCAAATCCGACGGTGCGGCTGCAAGTTTGATGTCACATTTTTTACTTTTTGTGAGATCAGATACTTTTTCTCCAACATCGTTATTCATTTCTGATCCAATACTCATTTTGATATCCTCAACTTTGGTGCCATTCAATCAGAGCTATTTGAAGCCGCTCTGCGTTGTTCTGGCGTGTCGCATACAACATAAATTACGAGATACGACAATTCATGTCAAATACACAAATCACATCTCAAGCAGAGAAACTCGCACTTATTCGGGAATCAGAAAGAATGACAAGGAAGCAAGTTGCTGAATTAACTGGAATTAACTACAACACCTATGCTGGATATGAGCAGGGAAAAGTAAAGATGTCTTTTGACGCAGGTATGAAATTTTTCAAGCCAGAAAGATTTCGCAAGTACCGTGACTGGTTCATGTTTGATGAAACTGATCCCGCTGGCGGACAAATAGCCCCGGCGCTCGCGCACATTGGGCAAGACTCAACAACCTTGCACCACTCAGACCAAAAGACTGGCTGACGATTTATTCAGCATATGTGTGCAGTAAATGTACGAAAGAAAATTGCATTAATTTTCAAGTAGTAGAAGTAAACAGCGTCATCGGAGGGCTTTATGTCTATTAAAAAGCTCGATGATGGTCGTTATGAAGTGGACGTCAGACCGCAGGGTGCAGATGGAAAACGTATCAGGCGGAAATTTAAAACTAAAGGTGAAGCTCAAGCATTCGAACGTCATGTCCTGGTTAACTACCACAACAAAGAGTGGTTGGAGAAGCCGGCCGACCGCCGAACTCTTACAGAGTTGTTAGGCAGATGGTGGATATATCACGGAAAATCACATGAGCGTGGAGATATTGAACGAGGGCGTTTGACGACAATAATCGCCAAATTTGCCGAGATGGGAGTGTCCAGGGCGGACCAGCTAACAAAGAAAACGATAACTGATTATCGCGTTGTAATGATGAACGATGGCCTAAAACCAGCCAGCGTAAATCGGCATCTGGCAATAATGAGCGGGATGTTCACCAAGTTAATTGACGCCGGTGAATATCACTCTCACAACCCGTTCCGTGAGGTTAAGCGGTTACGTGAAGCTGTTACGGAAATGGCTTTTTTGTCCAGTGAAGAGATTACGCGGCTGTTATCCATGCTTGATGGTGATGAGTTAAATGCAACTCTGGTCTGCCTTTCTACTGGTGGACGCTGGAGTGAAGTGTCTAATTTGAAAGCTGAACACATCATTAACCAGATGGTTACGTTTATGAAAACTAAAAACGGAAAGCGCAGGACAATTCCCGTTTCGCAGGACCTGATTAAACGGATCAAGACCAAAAATTCAGGCAGGCTTTTTAATGCCAGTTACTACAAAGTGCGCAACGCTCTCAGGGAAGTAAAACCCGATTTACCTGACGGACAGGCAGTGCATGTTTTGAGGCATACATTTGCCACACATTTTATAATGAATGGAGGTAACATAATCACATTGCAGCGCATCCTGGGTCATTCTAACATTCAGCAAACTATGACCTACGCACACTTTGCACCGGATTTCTTACAAGATGCTGTGACTCTTAACCCGGTGTCAGGAATGTCCATAATGCGTCCATAAACCAGAGTTAACTAGAGCCAATTGAAGCGATATGAGTAATTTAACTAATTGTAATACAACAGAAAATACCGCTGCGGCGGGGGCTACCAAGTCAGTTATTGGTCGCATTCACTCCTTTGAATCCTGTGGAACCGTAGACGGCCCG